GTCATGATCTTTACCTTTCTTTTCGTTAACTGATTCGTATTCTTTAAAGTCTCTTACTACTTCATCTTTATCATAAGCATCTACTTCACCACTAAATAAATCATCTTTATGTGTTCTAATATAATCTAAAGCGTCATTTGTGCCAACTGATAATTCGTCTCTAAGAATGTCAATTACATTTCTCATAGCCATTTTTCTATCATGATTAGAAGCTCTAACATTATGCATTTTACCATCATCACCCATTTTAGAAATTCCTGGTTCGGTTGGGATTGGATCAGCTTCAATTATTTCATCTTCATTCTTTTTTCTTTTATGTCCATGGTGAGAAGAGTTAATTACTTCTAATTCATTTAAAGGAATACTTTTTACTGTCTTACTACCTTCCTTAAAAAATACATCATAATGAGTTACTGTACCGTCTTCTAATAAAGTATGCTGTCCTTCTAAACATATACCATGTCCATACTTTTCGTGTAATACATGGTTTGCACAATCGTGATGAATTACTTCACCTTCATCCATTTCAGCGCTATGATCTGCTACTTTAATATCGTATGTTTCTAAATCTCTTACTGCATCATAAGTAAATGAATTAGCTTCTCCTGAAGCTATATCTCCGTCGTCAAACATAAAGTAGATAATAGCATTACCTGCTCCGTCATTATCAACGTAATCCATTTTTACTTTGTTACCATCTATATTTTTAGCTATAATAGCTTCTGCTTTCTTAAACTGAGCTCTAGGTATTTTAATATAGTGGTGATCGTCTCCTTCTCTTTCGTCCATAGTACCATGAAGCTTAGCATCTCTATCTAGTTCTCCTTTAGCTTTTAGACGTGCTGTTTCATCATCTGATAATTCAACTTCTGCTTCACCTAGTCCGTCTGCTCCCATCATATCGCTAGGACCAGGATAGTTAACGCTAATAAATTCGTTAAACTCTTCTATAGGATCTGCACCGTCCATTATATCTTGATGATGAGTTCTTATAAACTCTTTAATAAGCATATTAATACCAGGTATTTCTCCGTACTTATCGTGTATAGCTCCTATTGCAGAAGCGATATTTTCTTTTAAGTTTTTAGCTGCTGCTTTATATTTAGTAGCATCTCCTACACCAGTATCTGGTTTTTCGTTACCTTTCCTATCTATACCCATTACTTCTCCTACTTCATCTTCTACTTCACCTACTACTTCATCTTCTATCTCTCTAATACTACTTACTGCTGATTGTAATTTTTCTAAAGTAATACCTAAAGTTTCAGCTAGATCTTCTAGCCTACCTTCTTTTAACATTTTTTTAGCTTCTTTTAAATCAGCTTTTTTTAAATCGTTAAATAAGTCTTTTTTAAGTTCACCTCTTTTTACAGGTACTTCTCTATCATGTTTATCAACATTAGTTGATTCACCTGCTACTATGTCTATATAGTAATTAGGGTACTTAATTAAATTATCTTTAGCTTTTTTAGCTGCTTTAAGGTATTCTTCTGTGGTTACATTTCTATCATCAAATGGTGGTTTTAAACCTGCAGCTTGAAGTTCATAAAATATACCTCTTTCTAGTCTAGTCAAATCTATATTTGCAGCTGGTCTTTCATCGTATATTTCAGTACCTGTAGGTTTAGTTTCAAAGATTAGTCCTTTATTTTTCAATATAGTTACTGAGTCTTTAAATCCATTAAATTGGGATATATATTGTGGGAATTCCTGTCTCATCTGTCTTACGAATTCCTTTTTAGCCATTGTCCCTTCGTTGACGGCTCTATATTTTTCTGTTGCGGTTACTAGTCTCATGTTTATAAATAGTCAAATGCTTTAGTATGTGATGGCCGTTTAGGACGGCTAGCCTTCTTATAACCATGCTTTTTAGAGATTTTACTAGCTCTATTAGCGTTTCCAAAAGCATACTTAGTTTTGTAGTTCTCTCCAGCACCTGCTGCAAAAGAAGCTCCACCGCTTGTAGTATTAGCTTCTGATAATACTTCTTTTACTAATTTAATTAGTTGTGATTTTGTCATAAGTTCTTTAACTCATTAACTAAGTCGTAATATTGCATTAAATTAACTAGATGAGTATCATTTACTTTATCAGTCTTTTTCAAAGGTTTTATTCCTTTTATTACTTCATCTAATTTTATTTTAACAATATCGTCTTTAACACTGCTAGCTAAATTAGTAACTTCTTTTATAATATTATCTAACTCAGTATTAACTAAATTATATAATCTTCTATTTGAGTTTACTGATGTTATAAATTCTTTTAGTATCCTTTTTTGAGGAGGTAAAAGATCTTTATAGTTATCATTAAACTTTTCTAATAATATTTTAAATGTAAGTAGTTTTAAATCTTTATCATACTTACTGTATTCTTCTATAAGACTGTCCTTAACTTCATCTGAGTTCTGATCTTTAGAGGTTAAGTGTTCTAATAATGTACATTTGTTAGAAACTAAAAAATTAGGATCTACCATGTTAGAGTTATTTTGAGCTTCTAATAAACAGTATAACGAGGCAAGAGGTTTATAATCTCTAACTTCCATACCGAAAAACTCTTCTACCTTATAGTGTTCTTTTATAGCAGAAATTAAATTATATTTCTGTTTCTTTAATATCTTCTGGTTAAGTTTCCTAGAAACTTCTGTAATAGTCGAAATTATAGCTTCAGCTTTACTTTGAGATACTTTTTTATTTCTTAAAATAAATTCGTATAATTTATACTCTTTAGCTAAAGTTGTTCTACCTGCAAAATTCTCTTTTAAGATAGCTATAGCGTTAGATTCTTTATTATCTAAAGTATCAGCTGCGATCTGCTTTATTAGCAGTTCAAATATAAGTCCAGTATTACGATACTTTGAGTGCTTTATCTTCATTATATACGTTTACTATTATAAATATGTATTAGTTACCTAAATCTTTAATATTATCTTCACTCAATAACTTTGAATCGTTCTTGTTATCTTTTTTGAAAACTATATCCTTAAGATACTTTTCATTTTGCAAGTAAACTGTTTGTGCTGTAGAATTTTCTAAAACGTTTTCATTGTCAGAAGGATAGCCTCCTTTCATACCATGCTGACCTAGAGGATCTCTTCCTCCTATAGGATTATCGTTAGTACCGTAGACAGACATCTTCTCTCTAGGTCTCCCTCCTTCAGGGCCTGGCTCACCGTGTTTAGGCAGTTCTTCGTATCCTGCTGGTACTTCACCTGGGCCTGCTCCTTTTGGGGTAGAAGTAGATCTTCTACCATACATAGATGCAAGATCGTGAGGTGTACCGTAAGTAGTTCCTGACTTAGCTGGATCATTTCCTTCACCTTCTATTTGTGCTAACCTAAATATACGTTTAGAATCTTCTCTAACTAAATCTCTCATCTCCATGTAATTATCTTCAGACATATCGAAGATCTTTTCGTAGATATAATCTGATGAGAATAATTTGGTATCTTTCATTTGATTAGCTAAATCAACTTTCTCTTTTAATAATGCTACTTTTTCTTGTTCAAATATAATAGAAGGGGTAGTTAACTTAATTTCAAAATTAGTTAAACTATCTCCAGTAAATCCTTGAGAATATAAATGGACTAAAGCTATTTTAGTCAATTCGGATTCTATTATTCTTTGTATTCTTTCTACTGTTCTAGCGAATCTTATATCTTCAGCTGCTAATGTAGCTTTACCCTGTAAGTCACCTTCATAACCAAAGTATGCTTTAGGTATCTTAAGAGCAGCAAATAACTTCTGCTGTAAGTATTCTACATCCGCTTTACCGTCATATTCTAAACCTTTAGTAGTTTCAATTCTAGTAGAAGTATCTCCTCCTCTTACAGGTAGGTAGAAATCTTCCATCATATTCTGAAGATTAAACTTAAGGTTGTATTGACCATCATCTCCTACATAAGGAGTTTTTTTCATCTGATTGATAGTCTTTTGCATAAACTGCTCTACTTCATTTGGAGGGACATTACCTACATTAATATAGAACATTCTCTTTTCAGGTGCTCTCATTATACGATGTATTAACATCGCATCTTCCATTAGAGTAGTTTGTCTAAATATTTTTCTAGCTGGTTCTAAATAAGAACGTCCATAAGGTAAGTATTGAGTATCTGATATTAATCTAAAGTGAGCTACTTCATAGTTATCAAAATTAACTACCTTTTTATTAGATTTTCTTTTAGGTAAGTAACTAGGGTTTTGAGATGCTGCTAGTCCATCAGGATCTAATTGAAAAACTACCTTAGCAGGATTTTCAGGATCTTCTCCCTCTCTCCTAACCATATGGTATACAGTATAAGGAAGTACGTTATATACTCCAAATTTTTCAGATATCTCTAACTTTAAGAAAAAGTCTCCGTACTTACACATATTACGAATCCATGACCATAAATTAAATTCTATATTTAATACGTCGTAGAATAAGTTATAAAGTACTCTCTGAATATTTTCATCAGATGATTTTATCTGTAATATTTCATTTACATCATTTTTTACTGTAGCTTCATCAGCTATAATATCTAATGCGGAAGCAATGATTGGATCTGTATCCATTGCTTCATAATCTGAATAAAGTTGGATTCTTAGTGTTTGATAGTTTAGGTTAGGATTAAATATATTCCTATTATTATAGATGTATAATCTACTAAATCTATCTACTAGTGAGTTTGTTTGGTACCTACCGGTTCTTTGAATTTGGTTAACATCAGCTATTTTTAGCTCTTTGCCACCTATATTCCTTACAACTACATCTGTAGAAAATAATCTTCGAAGTCTACCAAATAATGAAGTATCTGCCATTAATGTTTAATTTATATATAAATAGTCTATTTTAATAACCAAGTGATATCCTCTTGTCCACCCGGTGTCTTTAAAAGATAAGGATTTTCTTGCTGATTTCCAACTCTTTTCATAACTGCTTGGTTTTTTGCATTTAAATTAGAAAACGAAGATAATTGAGCTCTAGCTAAATCCATACCTTGTTGTCTTAATTTTAAGGCAGTATCTCTTACATATAGTGCAGTAGCACAGGATATAAGTAAATCATCGTTATATCTATCTTGAGCTTGAGGTTTTCCGTTTTTCCATACAAATACTCTCATTTCTCCTAATAGTCTTTTAGATTGTATTGTTACAGATTTCTCTCTAATATACTCAATCATCTTAGCTATTACTAATGGACGGGTTCTCATAGACATAGTAAAACCGGGTACTAACTTATCTCTTTCATACTTATGCATATAAGATTCTACTGATTCCATATTAGATGTAGAGCTATAGTATAAATTTTTATACTCTCTTTCTAACACCTGTTCAATTGTAGCCCAGCCTATATTAGCATTTTCTACTACTAATAGTGCATCGTTATACTCAGATGCTATACCAACAAGTACGTTACCGAAATCTTTAGGAGATAGTTTGCCTTTATATTCAGCAACCTGTACACAAGTTTCTACATCAAAGATATGAAAAGCAGAATAGTCACTAGAATCACCTCTAGCTACGTCTGCTACAACCATATACGATTTAGTATAGTCTACTCCTTCCCATACCCATAGGTTACCATCTACTCCTCTCCTTTCTAAAGGTTCTTTCTCATATGTTTTTTCATAAAATAGCATATCATCTGGTTCAAATACTGTATCACCTGATGCTAGGAAGTCACAATCGCATTCTTGGCCAGCCATACGAGGTCCTAAATCAGCATCTTGTTGTTCTCTCCATTCTTGGTTTCTTTCAGGATGTACTGTCCAGGGTAATCTAATAGATAAAAAAGAATTTTCTCCTGATATAGCTTTTTCCCAGGTTAAATGAAACCAGTTACCAATACCGTTAGGTGTTGATAAAGCCATACATTGACCACCGGTTGCTAGTGTTTGTTGAGCAGCAGTAAATGTCTCTTCAATATTATCTATAAAAGCTGCTTCATCTATTAATAGCAATGATACTGCTTCTGATCTTGCTGCATCAGCATTAGAAGATTTAGCTTGTACCTTTGATCCATTTTTTAATCTTAATGATAGTTTATTTTTTTCTACCGCAGGTAGTTTTAACCACTTAGGTAATTGGTCATACATAAAGATAACTTTAGTAACTAAGTTTCTAGCTGTTGCTTGAGTAGTTGCTAATGCTAATACGTTTTTATCTTTATGAAATAACATCAACCATAAAGAGTATGCTGATGCTAAAGTAGATATACCTAGCTGTCTTGATTTAAGAGTAATTACGTATTGATTATCTTTAAATAAATGTAATACTTTTTCTTGAAAAGGGTATAAGTTAAATAAGATTCTACCTCGCGTAGGATGCTGTATATAACAGTACTTACGCATAAAGTAGATAGGATCTTTAGCACATTTAATATACTCTTGCGCTATTATCTTTTTTATATTCTGTGACATAACTCATTTTATATTTTTAATCTAGGTATCAAGTCTGAAGGATTGGCTACTTTAATTTCTTTTCCAATAGCATCTACAAAGCTATCTTTATCGTAATATTTAAAATTACCATTTGGGTCAGATATCATAAATGCATCGAATCCATGCTCTTTATAGTAAGCTCTTCCTAATTTTTTAGCTAAATCTAAAATAAATTGTTTAGCATTAAACTCTCCATTACCTATGTAACTAGCAGTATCGAAGTTTAAAGGTGCATAACTGCTATCTAATACTTTATCTATTCCGGAAATAATAGTAGTTTCATCAATTCCCATACTAGAAGCTTGTTTTACTACATCTGCTATTTTATATGGCCAAGCGGATTTGCTATAATTTTTTAATGTTTCTTTTTGTTCGTCATCTAATTTTAAATTATCAACGAACTTATCAACTTTAGGTTTAACTCCTTTAGTCCAATCACCTCTTGCTACCCCTGTAGGTGCTACTATTGCTCCGGTATTACCAGTTCGAGATTTCAATTCTACTTCTTCATTTCCTATTAATAAATCTCCTTTAGTTTTAGCTTTAGAAATATTTTTAAAAAATACTGATAAAAAAGCTTCTCCTGGTCCCATCGATACAGTTCCTTGTATAGAGTCTTTCATATCTGAATATAATGATTTTAATTCATCAGTCTCAAAGCCGGGTATTTGAGTGTAATAATTGTCTCCTTCAGAATTGAAAACTGGAGGATTAGATGATAGTTTTGCAAATTCACCTGTTTTACCTATATCGGAAAGTAGTGATTGAAAATAAAGAATATCTTTTCTACTTAAATTTTTTGATTCTAAATAACTTTTCATTGAATCACCATATCCTACATTTTTAGCATACTTCATTACCCGTTTGAGTACAGTAGAATCGCTTGTATTATTAATTATACTTACTAAATTTTTCTTAAGATCTTCTATATCAACATCTTCTTGTTCAGTAAGTTCATAAATTAAGTTATCTAGTATAGCTTTATCTTTAGGGTTACTTACATCAGGTGTTCCTGATTTAGTTCTCCATGCCCACTCAGTATATAATTTATCTATTACGTTCATTATGCTTCTGGTTCTTCTGCTGGTTCTTCGAAATCTATTGGTTCCCCTGTTAGGTCTGCTCCACCTTCTTCTCCTGGTTCGTCTAAGTCTGAACCTGCTCCTGTTCCTGCATCTGCTCCAGGAAACTCTCCTCCACCAGTATCAGCAGAATCAAAATCTTCAGGTGCTCCTTCTCCTTCTTCTCCTCCTGGTTTAAAAGGTGCTTGTTGGTATAGAAGTGTAAGTTTATCTAAAGCTTGTTGATAATCACTTATTTTATTTATATAATATCTTTTGCCCATTATTTGAGCTTCAAATCCATCTCCTAACCATTTAAGAATATAGTCTTGACCATTCTTTAAATTAATTCTAAAGGTACTAGGTCTTGGTGAAACCCAATCTATAGACTCTACAAAGTCTTTAAAGTCTTCAGTTTGTAATTTTACAATAGCAGATTTAATTGTAGGAAACTTATTTAATATAATATCAGTACTATCTTCTAATACTGTATCTTTTGGAGCATCTATATCAGGTTCTTCTTCTGGCTCTGGTTCTTGTTCTTTCATTAAAACATTAAGGTTTTCAAATAGTAACTTATTTACTCCTTCTTCTAGTGATCTAGTTGTTTTAAATATATCGTATTGTTCAGGTCTTTCTGTTCTTAAATATCTTTGTAACTTTCTAAAATTGGTTTTAATTAATTCGAATAATTCTCTAGCTGCTTTATCAGTTCTAATTTCTTCGACTCTCATTAAATTTTTTATATCATCAATTATTTCATCATAATCAAAATATAATTTTCTAAATGAAGGTAGTTTTAAAATTTTATGACTTACAGAACCAGTTCTTTTATTTTCACCATCAAATTTAAAATATGTATCTAAATCTCTACTAAAGAAATCTTTTGGATGTATTTTACCGTATCTTTTTTCTATGCTTCTTTTATACCTTGCAGGAAGTTCTTGAGCTTTATATGGTCCCGGAGCATCTTGTTCACTGATTACTTCTGAGTATGCCTGTAATACTATATTTTCTAAATCTTTTTTGTTCATGTTATTTCATATCCTTTAAAGTTGCTTTAATTGCAGCATGAAAATCTCCAAAAAACATAGATGCTTCTTTAATAGCACCTTCTTCTAATGCTTCAATAGCATTATATAAATGTTTATTCTCACTGTGATAATTTACGTCTTCGAATGAACTATATAACTTCTTTAACTTGTCTACAGAGGAACGTACATTAGCTTTTAAACCAGCTTTTAACATTCCTATATAATCAAAGTTGTTAGAGTACATATCTCCTAATCTATACTTTTTTACGTTTTCATTAACTGTAGTTTGTCTTTTCATATCTCCAAACTCCTGTGCTACATGTACTGCTGCTCTTGCGAACTCTTTAACTTTATTACCAGGTATTTGAATATAATCAAATCCAACTCCTTTAAGTTTACGAGCTGTTATTTGTAATGCTGGTCCGTCATGTCCTACACCTGGAGCGAATCTTTTGAACTGTAGTCCATCATCGTCATATAGCTCAGTACCTTCTTGCATATAATCTTTTTCAGCGGCTCTACGTTTCGTATAGTCTGTATCTGCATCCGGAATACTATGTAGTTTATTATACCAAGCTTCGAATTCTGGATCTCTTTCTAGGTTAGCAGTTAGCTCAGGTGATAAAGAATCTAATCCGTTATCGTCAACTTGCAGTACTGCTTTTTCTGCTTCACTTGGATCTTTAACATATTTTAAGATAATGTCACGTAAAGCATCCATACTCTCATCATCAAATACTGTCGGCTGTCCTACATTTTTATCTTTTTTATCTTTAACCCCGTAAGCTTTTTTAATAGCATCTCCATAAGCTTTTATAGATTTATCATCAAACTCATTTATATAATCTTTTAAACTTTCTATACTTATCATATATTCATCAGCTATACCTCCTATTACTTCAGCAGCTTCTTCTCTTTCACTAAACCCTGATTCGTTAGCTCTATCTTGGATAATACCTTTGATCATACCCATATCACCTCTACCTTCGGTAACGTTAGGATCTAGCTGCTGTCCTTTATTTTTACCTGCGACTGCTTTGTCTAAATGCTTTTCTAATTCTTTCTTTTTAGAAGTTAAATCTTTTAATTGAGATACTACTGATTTATCGCCTGCTTTATATTGTTTTGCTAATTCTTTCATTTTAGTAACAAGCTGACCGTGTGCTTTTTGTAGTTTATTTATTGAATGTTTACCTTCTGTTGTTTCATTAGGGTAGTTATCATCATCTAAATCATCATACTCACCATCTTCTAAATTATCAACAAACTTACCTAATGTAACATTATACCTATTAGCTGAGTAAGCTACATTAAAGACTCCATATCCGTCTAATCTAGATAATTCATTAGGAAAATACTGTCTAACTAACTCTCTAGCTTCTTCTGCTTTTTCTTCTAATTCATCAACTATATTACGAAGTTCTATAACAGCATTGTCTTGCTCGGAATTTTCTTCCATAGTACCTGCTCCTTGAGAAGAATCTTCTCCTCCATAGTCCCAATCCCCTTCTATGCCTTTGCCAGGTTTTTGTTTAGGTGGATATGGAAAAGCTTCGTTTTTTTTATTAGCTTTTTCTTTAGCTATTAAATATTGAATTTTTTTAATCATTTCTTTTTCAGGATGATTATCTAATCTGTCTTTTTCTTCAGCGTCTCTAAATTCTTGATCTGTCATTTCTCCTACTTTTTTAACTCTTTCTGCTTCTCCTAAAGCAGTATTAACGGTTTTAAAATACTTTTGTAGTTGATCTTTTACAACATCAACATTAATAATAGCTTCTCCTGACTGCTGTACTCCAACATCTGAGATTTCTCTATCATAAGAAGAATCTTTTAAGTAAAGGGTATCTCCTACTATATAAAAAGCATAAACATTTTCATTATCATTTTTAAAACCTAC